ACATGGCCTTGGACTTTGTTGGCAAGGCTGGCATTAGCCAAGACCACCCAGCTATGGTCGCTGCCCAGAACGGCGACTTCTCTTTGCTCAAGGCAGAACTTGCCGCCAAGGGCACGCAAGGCTGGGAGCAATTCGTTGCTCTCGGTGAGGCAGCTTATGCCCGGACTACTGCCGACAACGACAAGAAGGCTGCTGCTAACCGTGAACTGGTTATCAAGACAGCCGGTGGCGAAGAGGCTTGGAACGCTGTCAAGGCATGGGCGGGTACTAACGCCACTGCCGAAGAGAAGGCAGAGATTAACGCCCTGCTCAATCAAGGGGGCTTGGCTGCGAAGGGTGCGGTACAATATCTGGTGGCTGCCTATGGGCGTGCCGCTAATGTGGAAATCAACCCCGCTGACCCACTCGCTAACGCTGGCCGTGGGGCTGTTCCCGCTACTGGGGCACTCAGCCCTCGTGCTTACGCCGACGAAGTGCAGCAACTCAACAACAAATTGGGTGGGCGCTTGGAAGGCAGTAAAGAGTACGCTGATCTCCAACGCCGCCGCTCTATGTTCAAGGGCTAAACCAGTACCTGTATTACGAATACCTAGGCATCTTGCTTAGGTCTACCTACCGTCAACTATAAAGGAGCCTTAATGGCACTCGACGACAGCTATGCGATAGTCCGCCCCGGACAATCCAACCAATCTGGTTCCGTATCCGCCTTGCACTTGGAAGAGTTCACAGGCGTAGTGGAATCCACTATCGAGCGCAAGTCTGCACTCAAGGGCATGATCCAAATCCGCCCTGTTCGCGGAACCTCGACAATTACCAACTTCGCAGTTGGTGAGTCCACTCTCCAGAAAGCCACCCCCGGCTCTCCTATTGACGGTACTGGTACTGACTTCGCCAAGCGTACCCTGACCATCGACACGGTGATCTTGGCCCGCGCAGTCTTGCCCTTGCTGGAAACCTTCCAGACCTCCTACGACTCCCGCAAGGAAATCGGATTGGAGCATGGTAAGAAGATCGCCAAGTTCTACGATCAATCCTTCTTCATTCAGGCCATCAAGGCGGCTCAGTTTACTGAGTCCACCTACAAAGGCTCTGGTGCTTCTGGCAAGCCTGCTGGTCACTTCGGTGGTTCGCAGACTACCCTCGGCGCTGCTGGCGATTCCCTCGACCCCGCCAAGCTGTACGCAGCTATCGCGGACTTGTTCGTCAAGATGGAAGAGAAAGACGTTGATCCTCGCACCGACGATGTGGCAATCGCTCTGCGCCCCGCTGAGTTCTACACCCTGTTGCAGAACGAGCAACTGATCGACGGTACTTACAAGACCAGCGAAGGCACCAGTATTCAGGCTCACTTGCTCAAGGCTTACGGCGTGCCCGTGATGTCCTCGACAAACTTCCCCGGTGGCTCCACTATCAGTGGTCACTTGCTGGGTTCTGCCTACGACGGTGACTTCACCAAGATCGTGGCCGCTGCCTTCTCGCCCCGTGCGTTGCTGGCCGGCGAAACCATCCCCTTGACTACTGATGTCTTCTACGACAAGGTAACCAAGCAGTGGTTCGTCGATGCTCACTTGAGCTACGGCGTGACGCCTAACCGTGCCGAGTTCTCCGGCATCATCCAGAAACCTTAATCGGTTCTAGACAGTTGGCCCTTCTTAGGAGGGGCCTCCTGCCTGTAACTTACAAACCCGACCCTCCCTAACCGGAGGGTTTTTTTTTTTGATTGGAGCCTTATGGCTACTACCCTAGACGTAGTTAACGAGTGCCTTGCTACTTTGGGTGAGGCACCTCTCAATACCTTGACCGAACCCCATGAGTTGAAGAGTAGCGCCCAGAAGGTACTCAGCCGCGCCAACCGGCGCATTCAATCTCGCGGGTGGTGGTGCAACACTGAGGCTGCTACATTCAGCCCTGCGCCGATTACTGGGTTTATCCAGCTTCCGGCTGACTGCCTTAAGTGGCAGTCTAATGTGCGGACATCTGACCTGCTTGTGCGGCAGCAGCCTAAGCCGTGGCTTGTTGAGCGCGGTGGTAGGCTCTACGATACTCGCACGCGCACGTACATCATAACCGAAGACGTTACAGGAGAGCTAGTCCGTGAAGTCCCTTTTGAGCAGTTACCTGCTGTGCTTAACGATTACATCGCAGCAGAAGCTGTGTTGCGCTTTCAGTCATCTTATGACGCCGACAACAGTAAGCGTCAAGAACTGACGCAGGCCCTAGGGCTGTGCCGTATGGAGGCCAACGCCGAACAGACGAGACAGTCTGCGATTAACATGATCAACAACAACACCCGGTTGTCCCGCATTAAGGCGGTCACTCGCCGGTTGCGCTATTAAGGTCCAGCATGAAAGCAGCCAATAGTTACGCCTCCCTCCTGCGGGGGGTTTCTCAACAGGTTCCCCAAGAGCGGGCCGAGGGGCAGCACACTGAACAGGTGAACATGCTCAGCGATCCGGTGAACGGCCTAACTCGCCGCCACGGGTCTGTGCTACAAGCGGAGCGTGACCTCCCGGCCCTCGCGGCTGCGGAGTTCTCCTCCTACATGGCTGACGTTGCCACATGGAGAAGCTATGACTTCAGTACAGGCGGCAAAGAGTATGTGGTGCTTCACCGCAAAGAGCAGCGCCCGGTTAGCGCACACCCGCTGCCAGTAGCCCTCGTCTACAACAAGACGGATGCCCGCTTCTTGAACTACAACCGACCTCCGGTGGATGCAGATTTAGACCTACTTGAGGCAGGTGGTGTAAGCGCCATGGTGGGGGTTGGCCGGTATCTATTCATGGCAAGTAACTCTTTGGCGACCTCCGGGAGTAGCGTTAACAAGTGGGACACAGTAGACAATCTGGCTAACGCCGTTGTCTGGATTAGGGGCGGGGCGTATAGTCGTACCTTCAAGGTAACTGTTCGCCTGCAAAATGGTAGTTCTACTACCGTGGCCTATACGACGCCCACCTCTAGCTACCAAGGCGTGCTGGATACTTCCGACATCGTGTACACTGCGCCGGACTACACCAAGCAAGTTAAAGACAGGGTAAACGCCTACAACCGCGCAGTGACTGCATGGATCGGTTCCAGCACTGCGGCTATCCAGCCAACTGCTATCGCTGAGCAACTGCTCCTGCTACTCAATGCAGCAGGGTACACTGCTACCCGTGTAGGTAGCCACATTTGCTTCTCGCCAGCCATTGGCGTTAAGGTGATTGAGGCTGACGATGGTGGAGACGGTGCGTTTATCCGGGCTGTGGCTGACGAGGTAGAGAGCGCCGATAAGGTGTCTGCTATTCACGCTGTTGGTAAAGTTGTTAAGGTGCGGAGTAAAGAAAGCCAAGACGCTTACTACCTCAAGGCGATCCCCAAGGACGCTACTGTCACGGCGGGATACACAGAAGTTACGTGGGCTGAGAGTGCTGGGGTAGAACACAGCATCACTGGTGGCCTCTTCTATGCTACCATAAGCGGCAACAACTTCTTCATCGCTAGCTCTGCGGCCCTACTGGCTACGATCATTGCAGGCGACCACCCAACCTTTCTAACCAGCACATCCGGTGACCACGATACTTCCCCTATGCCCTTCTGGGTTGGGCGAAAGGTAACCTATCTAGGCACATTTCAGAACCGTCTACTCGTAGGGTCTGGTGGTGCACTGGCTGTATCGCAGACGGACGAGTACCTTAACTTCTTCCGCAACACTGTGTTGACCTTACCTGCGGACAGCCCGTTTGAAATGTTCCCACAAGGGAGCGAGGACGACGAGTTATTTCATAGCGCCCTATATGACCAAGACTTGGTGATCTTCGGCAAGGATAGGCAATATCTAATAAGCGGTACAGTAGCGCTCAGCCCAACCTCTGCTAACATGCCAGTCATGGCGAGCTACGAGGGAGCAGCAGACGCCCCGCCTACGGCAGCAGGCGGCTTTATCTTCTTCGCTAAGCGCGGTGAACAATACTCCAGCGTCTTCCAGATTCAACCCGGCCTAAATGAGAAATCGCCTGATGCCTTCCCGGCGTCTAGCCAGATTGATCGTTACATCGTGGGCGGGGCCGTGGAGTTGCTGAGTGCTACTGGCACGCCCTCACTGATCTTTCTCCGCACGGCTAGCAGCCAGAACAGTTTGTATGTGTTCGCGTACTTAGACAAGCAAGACGGACGAAAGATGGACTCATGGAGCCGCTGGGATTTTAATCCCGTGCTTGGGCCAATCGTCGGTATGAGTAATGATTCAGACGGTATCCTCACTGTCTCGTTGCGGTTAAGTGGTAGCACTGTGTATATCGCAGCCGACCATTGCCCTACCCTGACTGGGTTGAGCAGCAAGCCTTACTTAGACAGCCAGCGAGAGTGGGCTGAGGTGTCTGCTGGTACTGGAAGTGTAACGCCCTCTAGTGGGGAAGAGTGGGGCGTGGCCTTCGATTCACGGAACACCAAGCGCCTTTCTGGGGCATTAATGCCCGACGTAACCGACTTTCTTGCAGCGCACCCCACAACCACTGGGCTCGTCGCTGGTGCTATTCAAGACGCCTTCTTAATCCCGACTAACCCCTTCATGCGGGATGGTAAGGACAAAGTGATCTTGAGCGGGAGACTTACTGTATCTCGAGTAACTGTAGCCTTTAAGGAGACTTCTGGCTTTACGTGGGAGTTGTCCTACAAAGACACTGTACTGACCGAGGTTCGCTTTAATGGGCGGATACTAGGCGAGCCCGAAGACTTTATCGGCATTGAGCCTATCACTACCGGGCAGCACAACATACCCATCTGTCGTGAGACTCGCCAGTATGAACTGACTTTACGTGCTCGCAGTTGGTTCCCTTTAACCCTTACCGCTATGGAGTGGACGGGGCAATTCTTTAATCGAGTGCAACGCTTCTAGGAGACATCATGAGCGCACCTACTGCCGCTATGGCAGACTTCGCCCTCAAGGCGGTAATGGGCATTAGCTCTGGGGTAGTGGCTGACGCTCAGGTGTCGGCAAACAATACCGTTAACGAGGCTAATGCCTATGCACAGAACCTCGTGCGGGCGGCTAACAACCGCCTGAAGGTTTCCCGCACTTCCCTTGCCCGCTACACGCAGAGCGTGAACAACCAGCGGGTACTAGAGAATACAGGCAGCGCCGCAGAGGCCGCAGGCGTGAACTACCGGCGTGCCCGCGACAGCGCGATGGCCGACGACTTTGAAAGCCAACTTGCTTTCTCTGAGCAGGCGGGCGCACAGGCAGCGGCAGGGGCTCTATCGGGCCTTACAGGCGGCGTAGCCGATCTGGTGGCTGGTACTACTGCCTTGCGTAAAGCACGTCTCCAGCAGCGTGCTAGTGAAGCCCTGAAGCAGGGGGACTATGACGCGGCCCAGAGGAACAAGCAAATCCTTGAAGCCGGGTGGGACTCTCTCGACTCTAGCGAGATTGCTGACGACCTCGACTTTAGCACTGACGTTGCCGTCAAGCAAAGCCGTAGCGGGAACTTGCTTACTGACATCCTACAAGGGCAGGATACCAAGAACTTAGCTAACATCGCAGGGTTCTTCCGAACACCCTCGTTCACCGCTTTCGACGATAACGGCGGGCCTGATGGCAGCGCTAATCGTGGGATGACTTAACTGGAGGCAGCATGCCACAAGACAATACACTAGGAGCCCCAACCGAGGGGCTAGGGCAGACAGTCACCTTCGCTGCCAATGGGCGGCAAGGTGTACCCCAGACGACTGGAGGCCAGCGCAGTACCTTTAGGACTAGCGCCTCAGGTGGGGCTGCTGTGCGTACTTCCCAAGCCCTACAGGTGCAGGCCCCTAAAGGCGACACACTCTTTCAGACACTGGCTCGGCTTGGGGGTGAAGTATTGAAACCTCAGCTTGAGGCTGAGCGTATGCTCAAGTATGCTGAGGGTATGCAGCAAGCTGCGCAAGGGCAAGCCATCACGGAAATCGTTGACGAGCAGCCTTGGTACTCCAAGCTGTTCGGCTCTACCTCTTTGGTAGATGGGGCTCGGGCGTACACCGCTAGCTCCACGGCCAGTGCTATTGCAGCTAAGCAAGAAGCTGACATGGAAAACCTCCGCAAGCTAAGTGCTAACGAGATGGCCGCTCACAGCGCCAACCTCATGCGGGATGCTGCCAACACTGGGGATGCTACCACCGATGCCATGATTACTCAGAGCATGACGCAGACACTGCCGGGATTGATGAAGGCTCAGGCCAAGGCCCACTTGGGCTACCAGCAAGAACAGTTGACCCAGAAGATTGGCGATTCCTTCGATGCCGGGGCTAGTCACTTGCGGGCAGTAGACACTAACGTGCGCAAGCCTAACACCACTGCTGATGGTAACGACTTAATCACAGCCGGGGCCAGACTAACAGCAGCATGGACAAGGCCGCCTGAGATTTCGAAAGAAGTCTTCGACAAGGTGATCATCACTCGCGCAGTAGCGCAGGTTAGCCGGGGTAACTTCGCGCTCTATGACGCAATGGAAGGTGCTAGCTACCTAGCCAAGACCCACCCAGAGTATCAAACTGCTATGCGTACCGCTCGTCATCAAGCAACGCTGACCGCTCGTGGTAACATGCCTATGGAGTTTCTAGAGAAGCAGGCTGTTTTTGCTAGTTTAAGCCTAGACCCAA